GAACATGATGCTGATTATGGTAAATGGAGATCGTCAGAAGCTGAACATGGTACAAGTAGAAGATCAAGAAGTGAAAGACTTAGGGATAGAGCTATGAAAAGATCTGAAAGAACTGGCGCTGAATGGGGCGATTATGATTATGAAGATCCAAGAGTTCAAAAAATGTTAGCAAAAGCTAGTGAATTAGATGAAAGAAGTGGAAAAGAAATGAAAATGATGATGACAAAGACACTAAAACAAAAACCAAAAAAGAAAGCATAATCGTGGGATTCTTAAAAAAAATAAGAAGTAACATTTTAAATCAAAGAAATTCTTTTCATATAGGTTTTAGAAATAGATCACCTTTTAGTTATAGAGGGGAATATGCTGGAGATTGGACACCAGAAGTTCCTAATCTAGCTTCAAGTGCATATGGCCAACCTGAAACAGATTTAGGAGAAATAGATTTATTAAAAACACAAATAGAGACGATTGGTAAAGTAGAAGGAGCAATTACAGATGCACTTAAGACTAAAATGGAAACTGAAGGTGATCCTCATAGTGAATCTAAGAGATTGGAAAAAAGAGCACAGGGTATTGGAGATCGTGCAGATAAAGCTTTAAATAAAGGTAATATAAAAAGGGGTGATAGACTTGCCCAGAAAAGTGAAGATATATTAAAAAAATCTGCAGAAACTTGGCAAGAAGAAGATAAAATAATAAAAGGAAAAGCGGCTCAAAAAGCTGCGTACAAAAAAAATAATCCCAATGCATCATATGCTGAATTCGACTGTGTAATTAACCAGGGCGGCTCGTGGGATTCTACAACTAATACTTGTAATTAATAAAACAGTCATGGAGCTGTATAAAACCAAACTAAACTAAATTAAACTAAACAAAAACAACAATTATGGCACAATTTATTGAATTCAACTGTATTAACAATGCAGCTGTACAGCCGTTAGGACCAAACAACAGGGTTTTAGTAAATGTAGACACTATTAGAACAATTACTGCAACTGGAGCAACTGGAGCAAATCCTAAAACTGTAGTTCTAGGTTTTGACACTTTGGTAGCTGGATCAACAGCAACTAATCCAAAGGATTTAACGCTAACTGTATCTACTGACAAAGCAGCCGCAGTTAATCCTACTATTACAACTGGAAATACAAATCCACTTGTAGACGCGGTAAGATCAGCATTAACTGCTAATCCAGGAGGAGTAAAAACTAAGTGTGTACTCGGGAACGATCAAGCTGCAACACCTGTACAAATGTACTGGAGAACTGCAACTTACTCTTAGGGGTATGAAATCTAGAGGTCTTGGTGACAAGATTAAAAACTTTACAAAAGCAACGGGCATTAAGTCTGCTGTTGATATTATATCAAAAGCAACTAATGTCCCTTGCGGATGTAATAAAAGACAAACAATATTAAATAAAATGTTTCCTTCAAAACGATAACTATGGCATTTAAAATAAAACCTCCATATGATCTTGATTGGACACCGGTCTATACTACAAAAATAGAAGATGGTGCTTTAGGCAAAGGAAACAAAAATGGTACTATTTTAGTATCAGATGAATTACATCCAAAAGATGAACAAAGTATTATCGATCATGAAAAAGTTCATATAGATCAAATGAAAAGAGGTGATCTTGATTATGATGATGAAGCAGTATATTGGAAAGGTAAAAAATATCCTAGAAGTAAAATGGATGAAGGAAATCCACATTTACCTTGGGAAAAAGAAGCATACGATAAAACAGATGATTACGAAGCTTTATAAAAATGGCAAAAAAGAAATTTAAAGATACAACCGTTGGGCAACTATTATTTGGTGCTGCTTCGGTTATTAACCCTACTTTGGGGAATGTATTACGAGGTGTTACATCACCAAAAGAAGCAATAGCAGAAATAACAAAATCAGATGCACCTGCAGAAGATAAAGTTAAATTACAACAATTAATATACGACCAACAGAGTAAAGAATTAGAAGCTATTACATCAAGATGGGAAGCAGATTCTATGTCTGATTCTTGGATGAGTAAAAACGTACGCCCTTTAGTATTAGTATGGTGTATTGTAATATTCTCATTAGCTGGTATTTTAGATAGTGTAGAAACTATAGCCTTCCATATAAATGAAACATGGAATGATACTTTTGAGAAGGTCATGATGGCTGTCGTTCTGGCCTATTTCGGCGGACGGACAACTGAAAAAGCAACTAGTATCTTTAAAAAGTAAAAATCCTTAAAAATAGGTGATTATATTATAGAACAATTAAATTAAATTAAATTAAATCAAAAATTATGAAAAAATTATTATTAAGTATTTGTATGCTTATTACTATGACTAGTTATAGCCAAATAAGTAAAGAACTACCGGGAATATGGAAAGGTGAAAGTAGTAGCCATTATGTATTTGTAGTAGTTAATGAAGAAGAAAAACTACAATTTACAAATGTATCCTGGGAAGAAGGTAATATCTTAAAAGAAGAAGTATTAGAAAAAGAAAAGGAACATATTATTACACAAATTTATAACCCAGAAAATGATTGGTGGGTAGCTATTAAATACACAATGATAGATAAAAATACAGTTCAATGTGAATTTAGTGGTGATAGTGAGAATGTTTCAATTTATAAACGACAATATATAACAAATTAAATCAAATAAAAATGAGTGAAGAAGTTAAAAAAATTACAGAAGAAGAATTAAAAAAAGTAGTAACTTTTCAAAATGACTTAGCAAAAGCTATTCAGAACGTAGGTATATTAGAAGCTGAAAAACATGCAGTCTTGCATCAAATAGGTGGTTTAAATCAAGACCAAGGAAAGTTAAAACAAGAACTAGAAGAAAAGTATGGTTCAGTAAGTATAAATTTACAAGATGGTTCTTACGAAGAAATTAAACCAGAAACTAAAGAAGAAGATGCAGTAGAAGAAGAAAAATAACAATGGATAATGTAATACGTAAAATCAGTATTGGATCTGATTATAAAAATGACGCTATGCATTATTCTGTGGGCCAACAAGTTTATGGAGGTCATGAGATTTCTCATATTATATTAGATGAAAAAGATAAATCTTATAATATTCATATAAAGAAAAACAATGAGATACTGCCTTGGAAGAAATTTAATTCTCACATGGCAATATCCATTGAATATGATTTAGAATATTAATGAGAAGTTTATATGATTTTATTATAGAACCTATTGGGGAAAGATATGCTAATACTGCTGTAGTAGAAGATAAAAATTTAGTATTAAATACTAAAATTGAAAGTTTTAAATTTGTGAATAGAACAGCTAAAGTTATTGAAACCCCTTTAGCTTTTAAAACTCCAATTAAAAAAGGTGATACTATTATAGTACATCAAAATATATTTCGTAGATTTTATAATATGAAAGGCGAACAACAAAATAGTCGTTCATATTTTAGAGATGATATGTATTTTGCAGCACTAGAACAAATTTATTTATATAAAAATATAGGTAAATGGACTTCTATTAATGACAGATGTTTTATAAAACCACTTAAAAATACAGACAAATTTAGCACGCATAATGAAGAGTCTTGTATTGGAGTACTAAAAATTGGTAATAATACTTTAAAAGGTATTGAAATCAACCCAGGAGATAAAGTTGGGTTTAAACCCGGAGGAGAATGGGAGTTTATGATTGATAATGAGCGTGTATATTGTATGAAATCAAATGATATAGTTATAAAGTATGAATACCAAGGAAACGAAGAAGAATATAATCCAAGCTGGGCATAAAGCCGTTGAAGAACTTATTAAAGTTGCTAAAGAAGCTATTGTTGATTCTGATACTGATATTTCCGCAGATAGACTTAAAAACGCTGCAGCTACTAAAAAGTTAGCTATATTCGATGCTTTTGAAATTTTAAATAGAATTGAAGAAGAAAAAAATATGTTAGAAGATAAACCCAAAGTAGAAGAAAAGAAGGAAAAATCTTTTAAAGGGTTTGCAGAAAGGAGGTCTAAATAATGTATAAACAAACTTTATATAAAATATTACCAAATTACGTTAAGTCTAAAATTCTTAAACGAAATAATAGATATAAAAAATGGGAGTACGGATATAATGAAGATCATGATTTTATAGTTATTAGTAAGACGGGAATGATTGGAGAAGTATATGAAATCCAAGGATTAAAAATAGCTTTACCTAAACAACCTAAAAATGTACATAAATTTGAATCTGGAAAATGGGAGAAGAGTTTTTTACCTAAAGTATTAGGTAATATTAAAAGCGTATTTGAATGGGATAAATATCCAGAAGATTTTAAAGAAAAATGGTACGATTATATTGATGAAGAATTCCAAAGGCGTGAAGATGGTTTTTGGTATTATAATAAAGATATACCAACATATATACCAGGTACTCATTATATGTATTTACAATGGAGTAAAATTGATGTTGGGCCTCCAGATTTTAGAGAAGCTAATAGACTATTCTTTATATTTTGGGAAGCCTGTAAAGCAGACATCAGATGCTATGGAATGTGTTACCTTAAAAATCGTAGATCTGGATTCTCTTTCATGGCCTCAGGAGAGGTTGTAAATTTAGCGACAATATCAAGT